TGTAACTATGGTTCAAGTAATGTTTCAAATCAGAGTTGTCTGGATCTTTCAAGTACTCCTCAAGCATTTTTTGAGTGTTACTCAAGGTATATGTTGGGGTGTTGTTTTGAATGGTTGTTTCTTTTAACCATTCAGCAAATTCTTCCAGCTCCTCTGGAACTTTCTTGCTACTGTATCCCTTCATATCACTTTCTTCTTCTTGGAGCTTGTCATTCATTTCTTCTATGAGATCATCGTACTCCTGTTTTAAGTCTACTGATGCGGGGTCAAACCAGCTGTTTGGTGTCACCTTTTGAACAGCATAACCCACTTGATTCACTGCACTTATTGTTTCCTTAGTTATTCTTTCCCCAGAAGCGACGATACTCTTAATTGCGCTCATGACGGTTCTCAAAGAGTTAATAATACAATCAATGAAAGGATTTACAATTTTAGGAACAGACTCTACCGCTTGTACTAAATAGTTTAATACGGCCTTGATCATACTTCCAAACATCGACGTCCAATCAAACCTAACCTTAGCTAAATCCATTGAATACTTTGCAAAAAGTGTTGGCAAGACTAGGTTTATGCCTATCAGGTTTGCTGGGCAGCTAAAGTTAGCTCCAAAGTTACCTAAGAAAGCACAAAGAGAGCCATACAACTGTGAAGGGTCCATTGCTTTCTTCATGAGCTTGAGGGTGCTCGCTACTTGCTTTAACAGTTTATCTAAGTTAAACACAAATTCAAGTGAAGGTAGTGTCAGCTTGAAGTCGATGTCAATCATGCAGTTTAAGCATTCTTCTACGCTAAGCTTATAAGTTTTCCCACCTATATCTACGGTTGGCGCGTTTTTATCTATGTAATCTGTTACTTTAGCTCCGAAACTTTGATTATACTCGTTCGTGAATTTCTTTCTATACTCATACCCTACATTTCCATCTTTCTCATTAAGCAGGTCCAAGTTCTTCTTTACAACAGCGTCTTGCGGATCCCACCACTCTTCAGTAGGCTCCCCTTTGCTGTCTGTAAAAGAGCATCTCGAATAAAAATGATCCACTTTTTCTTTCGCATTTAAGCTTGAAACTTTTGTTGTTACTGCTTCTCGTGGGTCGCTTCTCTGCTCATCTAAAACTACCGCGTTGACTATGTCTCCCATAGAGCTTTCTGCGGATAGTAATGAGAGTTCTATAGTTGATTGCATCCCAGTTAAGGGGTGCTGGTAAGCCGTCAATATAACTTCTTCTGAAGGGTCCCCCTTTCCAACCTCTTTAAACATGCCTTCTTCATACGCTTGTATCAATGCTATTGCATCGAAAAGCAATAAGTCGTCATCGTTTAAAATTTTACCTTCCATCAGAAACATCCTTGTATTTCGATCGTTTAGAGCGCGGTTTTTCTAAATTACTTTTGTATTCCATAGCTTTTAAAACCGCAGTTTCTCTTTCTGAAATTATGTCACCTTCAAGATCATCTAAGATTTCTGGATTTAATCTTTTAATCACAGTCATCAAAAGATTCAGTCGAGAAACAAGATTGTCAAGATCTTCTATTGTAGCAAAATCTCTTGCTATTTTTTTAAACATCTTTTGATATTGCTCTTCAAGCTCATTTTCCCCACTGTCGAAATCGTTATCATAGCCTTTTTGCATGTTTTTAAATACTCCCATTTTCTGCTATCCCTTCTACTATTTCTAACGTTTCTGAAAGTTCGATAACGCGCTTCAATTCCACTAATGTCATGTAATCGTTATAGGTTATTTCGTTTTTAATCCCACCAAAAGTATTTGTTGCGCAGGTTTTTAACCTTGTATTTCTCGAAATGTCTAACGTGAAACTGTTACTTGACTCCCTGACAGATCTGTCTATTTCGCTTTTTCTATCTTTTATGTTCTTTATGAGCATTCGTGATTTTTGTTTGAGCTGGGTTAACTTTTCTTTTAATACTCTCGATTCTTTTTCAGTAAAAGCTCTTTCAGGATTTTCTCTAAGGCTCTTCATCATTGTTTCTAAAGCTGGATCTGACATGTCTTCTTTAGAGAGTTTTTGCTCTTCGTTCAGCTTACTACTAAAACCTTTTAGCAGCTCTTCTTTTTCGAAAAGTATCTTGTTATCAAACACGTCATCAAAAAAATCAGACATTAAATTACCCCATCGACCAACTTTTTGAAGTATTTTAAACTTAAGTTTATGTCCGTCTTGTATTGCGGATCTGTATGTCCAGGGCAGAAAACTCTAACCCATACAGGGAATAAAGATTCTGTATTGGCAACTTCGGAAGAGCCTATGTTGGCGGGTAATGTAATCTCATTATTTACTATTACATCGCCCCACTCTTTTTCTGTTGGTTGCTCAGATCCAAATTTTAATTTAACAGACCACCCAGAAGCGCTAAATATACCACCCAACTCAAGATCTGCCATTTCTATTTTTAATCTTATGTTTTCGTAATAAAACTCAGGAAATTGATTTTTAAAGTAAAAAACAAATTCTTGTTGCCCACCTGTGAAACCATTGTGCTCTGTTACAAAAGGGCCGGTTATAGGCTGTAACTCAGAATCCAATATAATTAAACTCATATTCTGTTTCCTCTGTGTGCATTGAAGCCACGACGATAATCACGTCTATCTGCATTGCCAGTAAAAGCTACTCCTGATAACATACCACCACCAAGAACTAAAGCTCTATTGTTCATTGCAACATTCTTTTCTTTATTAGGGTTCAACATGTCTCTCATCTTCTTTTTGCCAAACCCTTTTAAACGTTCATCATCGTCACTCATCTTTTGAATCGCAGTTAAGTTTTGGCGTCTAGCTTGACCCCCTGTTAATGGGTCTGTCTCTATGGCGGTTCTTGTTTTTAAATCGCCAGCGTTGTTTGAACCAGTATATAGATCATCAACAGTTTGTCCTGCGCTCTTTTTATTTGGCAATCCCAAATCTGAAACTTTTAAATCCCCTCTTCCACTATTAGCTAATTCTTTTATTGTTGTTCCTTTTGCAGCAATTGTTCTTCTTGCACCTTCTTCTGCCATATCATCTCCAAGTATGTTTTTCATCATAGCACCTTCTATATCGCCCATAGAGCCAGCAACACCCTTAGCTATACCCTTTACACTTAATGCACCAAGACCGCCCACTGCTGCGCCTTCTGTGAAGTCACCGCCCATAGCAACGTTAGCACCACCAGCTAAACCTGCTACTGCAGCAATACCCATTACGCTTTCCATCCCAGTGCCTTCACCAGCCATACCTCTTAGAAGAGCATTGGGGCTAGCTGTAGCTCCTGCACGACTAAAACCACCGTACATGTTGCCAATCTCACTCTGGTTCTTAAGCATGGACTGCATGCCTTCTTCGCTGAGTTGCCCACCTTCATCACCAACTCTTTTTACTTCACCTCTAAAGGCTTCAAGTCCTTTAACCCCTTCCTCATCCAATCCGCCTTTTTTTAACACCCCTGCGAATTCATCACCACTTTTACCGAAAGCATCTTTTAGTACACTTGACTCAACGCCAAATGCTTCTGCCGTTGCTTCCGAAGAAAATACGTTCTTGTAACTTTGTTCAAAGTTTTGTCCAGCTTCTGCCGCAGCTCTCCCTGAGGTATCTCCTGCAAGGCCTCTTGTTACAGGGTTGTTGCTTACTGCATCCATTGTCGCTCCTGCTGCTTTTCTTACAGCGTCTGGCCCTTCAGTCACAAGTCGGCCAACCAACCCTTGAACACCCGTATTTGGGTTTCCCAGCCTCTCAGCAACACTTTCGATAGAATCAATGCCACTTTTAGCAACATCACCAAGGCTATCAAGTCCGCTTTTAGCGGCTCCACCTACTCTTTCACCAACATGAGTAGCAAAACCTGCCACACTTTCAGCACCAGATTTTAAATCACTTTTAACTGCATCAAATATTATGCCGCCACCTTCATTTAACGCCCCACCTATATCAGAAACACCCTGCTTTGCAGCCCTTGCAGCGTTTACTGTAGTATCTACTGCGCCTCCAACCCTATCTCCAAGCAATAGTCTTGGTATTGTTGTCGGCTTTATATCTCTTCGATAGCTGGTAACAGCTTCGTCAGCTCGAATCTTTCTTGCAGCGTGTGTGTTTGAACTACTTATAAACTCCCTTTGTTGCGCTGCATTCATCTGTTCGAAGCCAGCATCACCACCAACATCACTTCTTTTAGCGCTATTTGCAAAGTTTTGAACTTGCCTAGCAGTTTTTTTTCTACCACTTCCTAAAAAAGTTCTTACTGCAGCTAAATCTACAGCCTCCGTAGCCTCGCCTGCTAAAAGTCTTGGGATTATACTCATGTTTTATCTCCAGCTTCTTTTTTTACGACCAAAGCGGCCACGTTTCGGAGCGCGATGCAATTCGCTTATCGGTGTCATACCTTGCTCAGTACCTCTATAAGAGTTAATACCTTCTAGTATGGAAATAGGTTTTTCTTCTTTTATACTACGAGAACGGCTACTTTTTCCATCTTCTGGCCACAAACCTTGCGATTTGTATTTTTCTTTTATCATTCTATCTTCTTCGTCTGAACCACCACCTCTCATAATATTTAAAACATTTAAATCGCCCGAAGAGCCTTGTTTCTTTTTCGCCTCGTATAAGTCTCTAACTTGTTCACTCGGAGATCTGTAAATATTTCTTATTGTTTCCGCTTTATGAAAGCTGGGAGCGCTTATTTGCATTTGGCTACCCGAGTAGATAGACTCTTCTAACACCAAGCCGCCAAGAGCAAGCATGAAAGCGTCAAGCCTGTGGTCTCCCACTTTTTCATTTTGCTTCCCGTATACAGGCTTATTGTTTTGCTTGTTCCGTTTTTCAATAATAAAATTGAAGAACTGGTTTTTTAAAACTTCTTCTTCTACTGGAAATTTGAACAAACCATCTTGAAGTATTCTTACTGCGTTCTCCACAAGAAAATGCTTGCCGGATTTTTTTATATCAGCATTTGTTATAGGGTCTTTTAACTTTATGTTACTGCTGAAATTAAAAGCTACCAACCTGTCAGCTATGAGTACTGTTTCTTGCTCTTTGGCAGTTTTGTTCTTTTTAGCTCGAAGTGTATATGATTGGTATTTTATGTCTTCAATTATTGTATGCCCATATCCTTCATCTGCGTAAATGTGATCTGGTTTCCACTTGTAGTTTAGATCTACCAGCTCTCTAATCCATCTTTTAGCGCTAAACTCTGAGTGCGGCACATTAACAGCATCTAAAGCCAGCCAAATTTTACTGCCAGGAAAATACCCAATTACATAAAATTCCGTTCCTGCATTTTTATTCCAGTCGATACCAATAGCTATTGTTCTTTCACTTGCATTTCTTAACCCTAGTTTTCTCTCTAGTACTTGGGGCGAGTAAGCCTCGTCATAGGTATAATCTATACGTGCGTTATAAACCCAATCCTTTTTAAATACACCTTGTTGGTCTTCTATGAAAACAGCCATATATTCTGCCATAAAGGACTCTTGAGTAGAATCTCTTAGGATCTCTTCTTTAATCTGCTCCCAATGAGGAATAACTGAAGAGGGTAAAAAGTCTTCCCTAAAATCATCTCTAGACAAGCACCATTCATGAAACTTGCCCTTCTTGCCAATCGGAGTGGAAGTAGCTATAAGAATCGTATCAGGCGTTGTAGCTAAAATTGGATTGATGACTTTGTCCAACACCTCTTCTGGAATCATGTCCATCTCATCCAAGTAAACAATAGAAGCGGACTGACCACGCATAGTGCCACCACCACTACCATCAGATCTCATGCCTATACCCGATACAAAACCTTGCACCACTGCACCATTTTTGAATTCCATCTTATACGTTGGGGTTTTTATGTACAGGCTATCTCCAGTGCCAGAAGAAACTTCGTTCATTAACTCTAAATTTCTTTTTAAAAGTTTTTCCATCTCTTCAAACAAGTTTGTTAATTGTGCCTGATAAGGAGTAACAATCATTATCGCAGGCCCCATATAAACTATGTTACCTTGTGAGTCTCTACCTCTATCTAGTTTTAAATTGTACGCGTAATATAAAAGTTTCAACGCTATCGCAAATGATTTTCCTGAGCGACGACCCTCTCTTACTGCCATCCTTTTGGAAGTGCATCGAATCTGCTCTTTCTGATAAGATCTCAAAAACCATTTATCATCTTTGTCCGAAAAACCAAACATTAGCTCCACCCAAGCAGCAGGGTCTATTGATGCTTTTAGTATTTTTCGCGCTTGATCTTCAGGGATTTCAGCCTCTTTAGAAATCTCTTTTATTCTTGACGCTGCACCATCAGGTAATTTTCTTGGTATATAAGTGCATTTTATCCTGTTCGAGCCGTATTTATTTATTTGTCTTATCTGGCAGGTTACGCAGGTTTTGTGGACATCTGTTTTTAAAGAAAATTCTCTCTTGAAATAAGTCAGCAATTCTTCTGGAATTGTTGCGTCTGGATCTTGATGACTTACACCATACTCGTTTGTAACATAAAGCTCACTCTCTATTAGCTTTTTAAGTTTAGGATGCATATTACCTCCTGTGGTGAGAGAACATGTCTCTATTCATGTGTACTATTGAAGCTTCCTGACCGAAAGCAGACCTAGCGTTTGTATGCGACTTATGCATTGATTGTATAGCTCTTTGTCTCATAGTGACAGCATTTTGTGTAAAGTGTGCAGAAACATCTGAAGCAAAATTCAAACCCCTTCCTTTTTCTTCATGCTTGAAGCCTGCTTCCAAAGCCGAATAGGTTGACTTAAATAGCATTGTCCCGGCCATTATACCTATCCCAGCAACGCCCGCTTTTAAAGGCGTGCCAAACATATAAGATCCAAGCTTTGCACCTCCAGCAGCGCCGAATATACTACCCACCATCCCTGTTACGCCTTCATTTATGTTTAGGTTATATGCCGTATTGACGAATCCGGTAGCAGTTTCCGCTGCAGCTCTACCTGCAGCCATACCGGCCATAGCACCAACGTAACCTCCCATAATTGGCATCATCCTACCAACCATTGGAGATCCCAGCACGCTTCTTTGTGTTGACGCGCTCTTTACGTCTTTCAGAGCGTTTTCCTTTGTGTTGAAAAACGTTTCCGCTTTTTTCGAATCTGTTATGTCGTAAAGTATGTTACTTTCTCTCATGCCATGGTAGTTTGCGAAAACATCTTGAATCATGTAATCTCTTAGCCCTACTGCACCTTCTGTTGAAGCTGCATGAACAGCTCCGAAAGCTGTCATGGCTATAGGTAAACCAATTGATTTTTTCGTTAACTTTTGCAAACCTCCAGCTTTTATAGTTCCATCATTAGCTCTCGTAAATACATCCCCAACATCATCCGTAAAGTTTACCATTGCTTCTTTATTAAAAAGCCCGCCTCCAGTGGTGAAACGTGCGTTGCTCTGCCCGCCCCTAACCGTGGTTGCAAAACCAGCCTCACCGCCTGTCTTTTTTGAAAAAACGGGTCCAAAATGATTTTCAGCTGCAAACGTTTCTGCACCAGCTGAATAAAACATACCTTGCATAGCTTTAGGTCCAAGCAAGAAAGCGGCGGTTAGCGCTGGAGCAACATTGCCAAAAGTTGTTAAACTCGATTGTCTAAAAGTTTCTAAATCTCCAGTATCAAACATGATTACATCCTATGGTGTGAGATTGGCGAATTAAACATATTGTGATTTGCTGCTACCTGCAAACTTTCCATCGCCACTTGCCGTTTATATTTTTGAATCTTTTTCATTTCATTAGACTCTTGGTTTTGAATCTTGTTTGCTTCATGAACCTTTTTAGCAGAAAGAGTGTCTTTGACTAAATGGTAATTATTTTCCCTTAAAGATCTACTGTTGAGTTTAGCACCAGACCCTTTAGAACCTCTATTCTTCACCATTCCGCCTAAATCACTTTTCATTTCGTCCATATGTGAAAGTATAGAATTAGTATTATAGCCAAAGCTTTGGAGATCTAAATCGTGCGGTAACGAATATTTCCTGTCTGGTTTAAAAACACTTACGCTATTTTTACTTTGACCTGCTTTAAGTTTTTCTGACACCCCTTTAATGTCGTCCATTATCTGATCAGTTACCCCACCTGAAGATTGAGCTTGATTCATTAAGGATCTAATAGACATTAAGTTTGCATTTTTTGCAACTTTTCTAACATTTGCTAAAGTGTTAAAAGTTGTAGTTTCACCACTGGCTCTGACTATCTCTTTGTAAGCTTGGAAAAAACCTGTCTTCCACATTCCTCTTTTTGAATCTTGCGCATACTCTTGTGCGCTTTCAAAAGCTTGCTGGTTATATATCGGGGGTTTACCCTTAGATTTGTAGGGTAAGTATGCTGCCGCGCCTCTTCTTACTAACTCTAAGTTTAGATTTTTTCCATCGACGTAAATCATACCAACTTGGCGACCATATGTCGTGTCATCCGGACTCGTTACTAATCTTACATCTTTAGCTTTGTTGATCAAATCTCTTGCTATAGCTTTTGCTTTTTCCGCATACGGCTGTGCCTTTCTATCTGCATGCGCAGTCTCAGGAGCATCAATACCAGCCAAACGTATTGACATTGACTCTTGCTTTCCAGTACCCATAAAATCAGACAAAGGTGAATTTACATTTCCTTTCCTTTGAATAGATATTGTGTCTGCATCCTGTACGTTTAAATTAAAACGTTTCTTATCAAATTTATACTCTATTAGATTCTTACCTCTCAAAGACCCGCCATATGCATCTTCTGAAAGTCTTTCAGCTCCGCTGAAAATAATGTTTTTACTTTCTTTTGAAATACCCATTTGGCGTCTAAAAGCAGTAGAAATAAATTTTTTAAAGAAAAATCCTATATCACCTTTTTCGCTAAAGTGCCTCTGTCCAAATTTCTGCTGAATATATCTGTGGCGCTCCCTTCTCATTTGGTGGTCTTCAAGCACTCCTTGAGTATAAGCAGGGCCTTGATATGGAGATCCAAAATCAGTCAAGGCTTTTCTCATTAACGAGCCAAGCCCCGATTCTTGCATACCTTCTATACGACCGTACTTTGCTTTTATGCTTTTGACATAAGACTCCTGGTTCCCTCCGTAAAATTGACTTTGCGCTTCAAGAAACTTGCTTAAATCAGGGGCTATTAACTGTCCTGACTTTTCGTCTTCGTAGCTCGTCTTCGTTGACAGTGCAGCTAACCCTCCAGCAATTGCTGCGTACTTGCCTAAGTGCATTTTTGCAATTTCTCTAATGCTCTTATTTAAGTATAATGAACTCTTTCTTTTTGCTGACCGACTCACGCTTTCCGCAGCGCTGCTAACTGGAGGGAGCTTCTTGGAGCCACTACCCCCTTCCAAAGCTTTCGGCACAACCTCTGAAAGATTGCTTTGAGGTTTTGGTTTACTCAAGCCATCAGATATTGTTTCTTTATTTATATGACTTCCTAAAGCTTTTGTTGGAACTTCAATTTGCTTTTGCCTAGGCGCCTCTGACCCCATAAAACGCTGTATGTTCCTTAAAAAATCTTCGCTAAACTGCCCTCCAGACAAGCGCTCTTTAAACATCCGATGCACTTCAGGCGCAGCTTCTGATTGCTGCAAAGCAGCTTTTCTCATTCCAGGGCTATCAGCGATATCGCCTTCAGAATCTAAAAAGCGCCCGTAAGTTTTTTTTGCCTCTTCTAGTATTTCAGCTTTATCAACATTCTTATAGGTGTCTAAACCATTTAGATGGTCAAAAATTTCATCAAAACTCGTTATTCGAACCTGCTTGCTTTGCGGACCTACAGTTATCTTTTCTTTAGATGTGATATCACCAATCTTTTTAGCTTGCTCCACTACTCTAAAACCAGGTTTGGACTCTCTAATGGTTACTGCACCTCTATCTATTCTCTCCAGCATGCTTTTTCCTACACGCTGCCTAAAGCCTATCTCGTCCAAACCTTTAGAAACTGTTCCGTCTACTAACCTTGCTTCTTGATTGTAATAGTTGCTTAAATGACCATAAGTCATGAATCTGAAATAAGCCCCTTTGCCAGCTTTAGCTTGAGCAAGGAGTTCTTGTCCCTCACGTCCTCCTATGTCGACTAGACGTTTTGCCTCCAGTTGATCTAAACTTTCTTTGAGTACTTTGTCCTCTGTTATGGCTACGTCACCTAAAGCCATATGTGATTCAGCTTCACGCATAGCTTTAACTGCATCGTCAATCGATGCAATCTCTCCAGAGTCTTCAGCTAATCTTAATTGCTCTGTAAATCCAAAAAGACGGCCCTGAACTTCCATTGATAATGAGGTCGGCCCTTTTTGATCTATTATGCCTTCGTTTATCAATTGCGATTGTTGAGCCTTTACCATATCTATAATATCTCTGACATCGCCCTCTTGAGTGTGTTCTAGTAAGGCTTTATACATTCCTGAAAAATCGCCACTCTTTAAAGCTAAGGATCTTTGCTTATTGTATTCAACTCCAGTCGTGTAAAAGGGATCTCCTGAAGTAGAAGATACTCCCTCAATAACACCATAGAATGGGTTTTGCGTCAGTAAATTTTTATTTTCTGCTAGATTTAAAGCAGATAGTTCACTTTGGTATCTTCCATACTGAAAGCCTTCAAAGAATTGCTTCCTGTCTAAGGGTACCAGACCTTGAGACGCCCTATGATCTTTTAATGCTTCGAAAGATCTTTCTGCGCCAGCATCTATTTGTGCACCGAACTGCTTGGCTTCAAAAGATGCATTTGCAATCCATGTTATTTTGCCTTTTATTGCATTCGCTAAATCCTTAGTCATCAAGTCTTCAATAGAGTCAGTGCTTTTGAAAACTAAACCACCCTTGAACTTTTCAGAAAGTTCACCCCTAGAACGACCTGTGGTTTCATGTATGAAATCTATCAGATCGTCGCTCGTAGCTTTGCCCGTTGATATCGCGTCAAACATCTTCCTTTTAGTTACAGTTTCTGGACTTAACGCTTTTCCTGCTTCATCTACCCCTATGCCGGCTTTAATTAATTTGTCTTCATCAGCTAATAAGAGCGCTTGAAACCTATCCGTCTCTATTAAATAATCTTGAATCGAAGATTTTAAAGCGACGTCTGTCTCGACTAAAGGCTTTACTTCTTCAGCTAGCTGAAAAACGCTAATTTCATTTTTGGCAAATTTATCTCTAATTTCAGCTAGCTCCGTGCTCAAGCTACCAGGCTCTTCTCCAATCTTCAACATGTCGACTAGAGTAGATATAAACTTACCTTCTCTGTGACTTCTTACGTCTTGCTTTTTTCCTACTAATCTTCTTGGACCTCTTCTCGAAAGCGCTTCCTCCCCACCTGCTTTGTCTTGTGTTATCAACTCAGGCTTAGGGCTAAACATATACCCCTTTTGCTCTGCAGGGTTGTATACAGCGACCTGGTGGATTATGTCACCACCTTTAAGACCTGTAGTTTCGATGTCCATTAAAATTGATTTTTTTAATATTTCATCTTTAGAAAGTTTTGTAGCAGGGCCTATTTTTTTTACATCATATTTTACTTCTCCAGAGCTCGTAACTCCAGTCGCTTCAGTAGCAGCAACAGAAATTATTTTGGCGTTTTTACCATAAGCAGCTTTCACTTTTTGAAGTATGTCGGCTTCTACTTGTTTCGGTTTTAAAGGAAACCCATATTCTTGTTTTACGCCGTCTACTTCTAACTCAACAAATATTATTTGGGTTGCATCTGTCGTATTAATATAGCTGTAATACTTATTCTTAATCATCTAAAAGTATCTCTTCTGCGCCTTCTGGCGCTTCTATAGAATACAGAGCCTCTCTCAAACGAGATATCTCTTCTAGTACTCTCGAGTTATTATTAGACTCGCCCATCTTAATCATGAACTCTGCTTTGGTCTTTCTAGTTTGAACCAACTTGTCCAACCACTTCTCACGTCGCTTCTCCAATCTATCAATCATTTCTATGATTGGGTGTAGCTTAGTTGTTTCAGCTCTATCTCCATTCTCATTAAAACCAGTAATATCTGTCATCATAAAATCACGTCCATCACCTTTTTTATCGCCTTGAGATAAAACCATTAAGCTGCGGTTTTTATACAAGTCTATTAAAGCTAACTCATTCACTATAGACATTTCTACAGGATCATTAGGATCAACATCTAAGTGCTGCAAGTAGTCTATAATTTTTTGTTCTACAAAAAACTTTTCCATGACGCATTCGCGTCCAACAGGATAATTAGATATCGGCCCAAAGTCCAGATTCCCTTCCACGTCCATATCCGGTATAGGGCAACGTTTAACGAACGGACATTTTTCAGGGCCTAGGCAGACTAAAGGCGCAGAAGCATGCACACCACTTTTTATTGCGCTAACAGACTGTTTGACGCGCGTTAATTTTTTACTGTCTAATCTTGCTAGATAACTGGAATACTCATCACTAGATTTTGTTATAGTTTCGAAAAATTTGCCTTGGCGCAATTCTTTTGAATCATCTTTTTCAATTTTTACAAGTGAGTCTTTCATGCAATCTTTTCCTTATATTTTATGTTTAATAATAGCATATTCCATTTTCTGGTTTAAAGGCAACGCCAGAATAGTATTTGATATGCATTTGACACCATTCAGGTGGTGGCTTTACACCAGCTTGATAACCAACTACCTCATGCTTTGGTCCTGGTGGCATTTAGTAGCAAGGTATAAAATATGGGGAGCTATGGCAATAACTTATTGTTTGCATGCTATCATTGAGTTAAGTTTGAATTCTTACTTTTACAGCCCGCCCGCCATGAAACAGATTGCAGGTATCTTTTTACTGCTATCTGGCACTTATTTAATAATGAGGTGATACATGAATTCTACAGTAACCCTACCCAAAACCAAAAATTATCAACATGTCAGACACTGGGACTTGGTTGACATTTGGAAAGACTCAGCTTCGCTTCAACCAATAGAAGTTAAGGTAGATACGCTTTGGAAGGAATATGAAGGGATTTATTGTTGGCTGGAAGTTGGTGACAAAGTTACTCATGCTCATTTTTTGCACCATCTAGACAGGATAATGAGCGCTGACCTAAGTTACCCTATAATACTCTCTGAAGAAAACTACATTATGGATGGCGTGCATAGGCTTATGAAATGTAAGTACCTAGGTATAACGTCTATTCATTGTTTAAAATTTAAAAAAGACCCTGTGTCAAAAGGAAAAATTAATGCTTAAAAGGCAGAAAATATCTAAACTACCAATACAAGAGATAAACCAACATATCTCAGCATACGAAAGGATGCTTGATTTTTATCAAGATTATTTAAATACTAAAGGTGATTACATTTACGTCAATGAGAGAGTCCAGTATTTAAATGGTAAATTAGCAGAATGTCTAATTGCGCGAGAAATCCATATAGAAGAAAACACCCAATAGGGCCAGCCTTAGTTTAAAATTAAAAAATTTAAATTTGAGCTTTTTAATATTAGCCGAAATAAAACAGGCACCTTTTCTATAAAAGCAAAAGATTGATTGATGAATCGGGGGAGAGTAGTTGGGTGATGTGTACGAATGATATAAATTATATTTAGAAAAGGCCCTATGGTTGGATCGAAATATATAAATTATATTTGGGGGTATTTATATTAATGGTGTTTTTGCACTCTTAGAGTTGCGAGCCCACCCCCGTTTGAGCATGGGTTAAGCTTCCCCCCTACACATCAGTGATAAATCACACACCTACATCACTGATTTTTGCCCCAGAAGGACATTATTATGGATACTTGGCAAATCATCGCCATCATCTTCACAACCCTTCACCTTGCTTTCTTTTCACAATACTTTATCTTGGGATGCTCTATCTTAGAGCATATTGAGAATAAGAAAATTGAAGCAGGTAACCGAGCATACGCTGCTTGGAAGCTTGGGTTTATCGCCCCTCGCAACCTTGCTTATATAAATGCAATCGCCTCTCAGCCTTTCTACCTCTTTGAGGTGGCAAAGTGGGAGAACCTTCAGGTCTATCATCATGTTGATGGAACCTGGTATGACATTGATTCTGGTAACTTAAGGGGTTACGTCAAGATCAATAGGGAAGGCCAGATTGGTTTCAGTAAAAATCGGCATCTCGTAGAGAGTAAGTGTCGTATCATGCTCAGAGTTAGTGAGGGTGGGCTTTGCTATATCTTGGATCCTTCACTCAGAAAGAGTGAGAGAAACAGGTGGCATGAGCGCTGGTCCATCTAAATTTTATCCTAGAAAAGTGCTATGTTTTCGGAAGCCCCCTTCGGGGCTTTTTTTAATTTACCCTACTTCAATGGATGCTTAAGCACATCCATCTCTCATGTTGAGGGTAAAGCGCACCAGTGCAATGCTTCTACGCAATTCTTCGTTGTCGGAAGGACATCATCATGCGTAACTTATCTATCCTTGCCTTTATTGGCTTCCTATTCTTATTCACTGGCTGCGGCGTTGTGCGCAATGTGGCCTCAACCCTCAACCACGAGATCTGCGAAAAGAGCTACAACAAGTTTGTATGCCCAACCGTATCTGAACCAGCACATACACCCCTCTGCTATGGGGTAAGTGTACGCACCACTGCCGGAGTCGATAACTTTGCCCATACCGATCAGGGGCCATTTTGCAAGAAACTCCAAAATGAGGCTACGCGTAAAGCCTTCCAATCAAAGCCAGGGACAACCTGCGCCATCAAAGGCAAGGGTAAATTTCAGAAGGTTGTATGTGCCGGCTTCCATCACGCTGGCGGCATCTTACTCATCCTCTTGACGCTTCTTTGGGGGCGTGGTTTACGCGATCTTATGGTCGCTAGTGTAGAGAATGAAGATACCCGTCGCCCCTTTGATGGAATGTGGGAGGGGTGCAGAGTGATGATTATCGCCTGCATTGGGGCTGTGGTTTTACTAGCGTTAACCACAAACGCTTATAGCCAGCCTTGTGTCAACAAGGCTTATACAATAAGTCAACCGTCTGACATCTTGGAGTGCGAGATGACCCTCTCCACTCCAGAGAGCAACATGAGGTATACTTTAGCGGCCCTAAATTTGGCTCAAGATAAAGTCTGCAATATACACCATCCGAACATGGGCATTGTAGCTTGCTACGACCTCTATGACGAGGCCCGCGCCCTCTTTAAGGCGAGGGCAGCCTTGTTGATGCTGAAAGAAGCGACACGAATCGTTGATATCAATGAAAGCGTCACGACCCCCACGCCATGTGGGGCAAATAAGCACTTGTGTGCTTCAGTGGGATGGGATAAGGCAAGTGGAATCGGCCTATTCTTTTCCTTCATCATTTCTTTACTCCTCTCTCGTCGCAAGACGAGAGAGGAGTGGTTCGGTTTTGAAACACTCCTGTACAGGGAGACGAGGAACGCCGTTTGGGCAATCGAGGACGAGCTATACAAAGCTCGTTGGATCGAGCGTGTGATTGAGGCTGCAATCACTCTCGCAGCCTTCTCTTTTGGGGGGCTCGTATTAGGGATTACATCCACCTTCTTGGCCCAGAAGAGATACGGGTGGGCGAGCATCTTCTGTGTGTTCGTATCAGTTCTCCTCTGGGGCTCTGCCCTGGAATGGATCCTTTTTGTACTCAAAGCATTAACGTGCTTCCTCTCAAACACTGAGGAGGGGTTCCGTTTCGTTAGGTGGGCGCTCCATCAGCGATGGAAACGTCAACTGTAAGTAAAACAATCAAAAAAGTATTTATGTTTTTTGGAGCTCCCTTTTGGGAGCTTTTTTTAATTTACTCCTTTTAATGGGGGTTTAACATCCTCCTTTGTAATTCTGCATAAAAAAAAGTGTAACCTAAATGTAGCCAAATACAGGAGTATTACTATGGCTTATAAAATCTTTAACAACACAGGGCGAGCCCTGTGCAGCGAAAGAGAGAATGGTTTTATTGTTCTCTTCTCAGAAAAAAGAGATTTCAAAGACTACCAATTCAACGACCTCGACGGAAAAGCGATAGTAGAGGCGATCTGGAGTCCAAGCGGTTTTGTTGACGCTCACTATTTCTTCTTCAGCAAAGTCTGGTTTTCTGCAGACAAGGTGAGATCATTCAACGATCTGTGCATCGTAAAGCGTGATCCAGCGTACCCAGAGCGCTTCATCGAAACACCTGTCAAGGAACTTAAAGAGAGCGTATTCCAGGCAATTCTTTCATGTTCATTTGACGGTGTTTCTGATGACGAGCTTCAAGACCTTGCTAATCTTCGATCCACATTTGAAGATGATCTTCGTCGCGCAAGAGACGAGGTAGAGAGATTCGCGCATTCGTGGAGATGCAGGGATGGGAGCGTTCTCCCAGCACACGATCAAAAGGTCATTATCCAGCTCCGTGAAGAAGAAAAGAAGAGGGTCGACCCATCACTGTTGCTCCATTCCTATCACCACCTTATGATGGAGTTCAGAAGAGAGCTCCATCGCAGAGGACTAATTCTGAGAATGGGGAACATCGTTCCTTTTCAATATTGATCGCTAAAAGAGCCAACTGAAGATTAAGAAACACCTAAAGCCCTGGAGTGCACCACCGCACTTCGGGGCAGTTTTTTAATTTGTTTCCTTTAATGGAGAGATTATAGCAACTCTCCAGCCTTCAGAATAGAAGGTGCCATTAGGCTTCGTGGTATACACACAACCCCCTACAGAAAGGGACTGAGACAATGCGTAAAGCAATTTTCTCACTTTTCCTTGGCCTGCTGTGGGCAGCTAGCTGTTATTCAGTCTATGTTGCTCCTCTAGCATTGCCTGCGTCCGCCGTGGATGCAGCGCCAATTGTTCATCCTTCAGCAGAGGTCGCAAAACCTCTTGCTACCAACCGCACTGACAACGCAACTGCTGAGATTGACCATCTTCGCAGTACTACTATTAACAGTGGAAGCCCTACCCCTAGTCAAGGTACCTTCCCCATTAATAACCCTAACGCATTACGTCCTCGTCGTAGAGGTATTATGCGTCGCAGAAAGCTGAAGTCACGAAAGGGCAACCGCCTTGTTAGTGATGCCTTTATCAAATTTGTCTTTGGTTACCACCGTGTAACTTACATGAGTGGCAATTGGCTGTGTTACGAAGAGACGCCTTACACAGAGGCAGACTTCAAAGTGAGTAAACCAGCTAAAGCTCGTAAGAAAGCGAAGAAATCCTGGCGTCAGCTAAAGGGTGAGGCAACACGTCTTTACCAGAAGGCTGCAAAGCTTCGTAAGCGCAATCCAGAATATCCGCCTGCAATAGCCTGTGCGGTGTTTGCCAAAGCACAAAAACTTCATCATAAAGCCAATGATATGAAGAAGGCATTAAAAGAGGCTCAACCGACAGCACGTCAACAGCGTTCATTCCGACGCTCAGTGTTGAGAGCGGAAGCCAAAACTTGCGAGCAGTTTATCAAAGCTGAGTTAGTGAGCAATGTGGACCAAGCTAAAGAGCTGATTCAAAAGGTCCTCAGTGGTGACACTAATGGAGCTGCATTGAGACTATTACAAAAATCTCAATTAGGGCGCATTTACGTAAAATATGGTATCCTCCAGGCGCCGATGAAAGAGGAAGAAGTCGAGAGACCTACGAACCCAGTAGTCAGACACATCAAAGTAGCAGAAACCCCTGCAAGGGTATGGACCCCATTGATGCGTGCAGCGATTATAGTTATTGCACCACTCATGCTAGGTATGGATGCGGATGTAGGTACCGTCGCAGAAGTCACTTATGCTAGTGCTTCTGGTGGTATTTTAATGATGACCCTGAAGAACGTCTTGAATACTCCAGCCCGTAAGCGTGAAGCAGCGCAAGACGGGTACAATCGTTACGCAGAGCAGTCGATCAAAGCTGCAAAGGGTAGTGAATGGGATGTTTTCTCCCTCATGCGATTCAGTCGCAGTGGTAAAGGTGCGCCGATCACCAACGGCAAAGCCCACGATACTGACAAGCAGAAGGGTCGTGCTGTCCGTATTATTCAAGATAGCATCGGCGGGGCGTACTGCCCAAAGGTAAAGTCATTCGCCAGGATGCTTGGAATTGAACTCGGCGTGGACAACTGTCTCCGTTATGAAGTTGACGACCAAATGGATGAGGTACTAAAAGCTGACGTCGTCGAGATCTTAATGGCAGCCAGCTTTGTTATTCTTTGTGACGGCTTTGCTGTTCACAAGAGCATTGCTCGCCCCTTCATTGAGTACGGGGAGACTATGTTCGGCAATGCTGTAGCTGTGCGCTCTTACTTCCGCAGTCTAATCACCACACCAGAGCTCTACACGGTCAACCAGGACTTACCTATCTTCTTGGGTGACCTCGATGAGCTTATGGGATGGGCGGAGAACGATGGTGGCGCTGTGCATACCAATCGCCTGAGCGTGAGCATGCAGTTCCGAGGGATCGCGAAAGTGCTTGAGGCGAAGTACCGCATCTTGTCCAAGGGCATCACAACTTCTGCTAAGGTTATTGCTGACATCACTGATGACGTCGACAAGCCTGTCTTCGTCAACTATGAAGGCGATGAGGAAGGCCACATCAAGGGTGAGGTTCGCCTAAGCAAAAAGGTTGACGAGTGCATCCGTGTTGCAGTAGAGGAAGAATTCAACGCTCTGCATGCTGTTAACACGGCGACTAAAGAGCAGCTTTGCTTAGTTGCAGGAATTGGCCCTAAGACCGCTGAAAAGATCGTTGAAGCTCGTAATGCTGCAGGTGGGGCATTCGCTGACATGGATGCGTTCTACAACGTGTCAAGGCGCCTTGATCCCAGCAACCCGGACGCGCTTCGCGTCTTGCGTTGGTCTTTTGGCCACAAGGGCCGTGTTTACTCAGTGGGCCTATTCCTTGACAAGGGTTGTCTCAAGGGAGAAGACAAGAATGCTTGGGACTGGAACAAGCTCAACTTCTTCGGCGTCAACGGCCAAAATGTCGACTTCTGGTCTATCGCTATCGACCAGATTGGCGGCAAGATCAGCTTGGGCTGGCAGGTAGTCCAGTTATTAGACGCTGACTTCATCGGCGGTTTGTTCAAGAACACTGATGGTAGTCTTGGAATCGCGGCCCAAAAGTTAGCGCGCCAGATCGACAATGCAATCGAGCAGGAACACCCTCTTTGTAAGCATCTCCTTGATGCAATTGAAGACAAGGGCGGTGACATTGAAAACTTGATGTCAGCCGTAAAAGCTATTTCCGTGCTTCAGGGCCTCGGGAAGACCGCCTCTAAGCGCATCAGCAATGGTCTCGGTGCGAAGGCAGGATCTTACTATGTTCAGATGATCGACATGGGTGGCGACTGGGTAATTATCAAAACACCCAAGGCCAAGGATGGCAAGGGTTACAAGCGATGGGCTACTTGCTTCTTCGGTCGTACACCGAACCAGGGGCACGAGACCGTCCGCGCACCTATGGCGCTATCACCAACTTATGTCGGTGGATTCTTGAGGGATTATCTTGATAATGGCTTTGACGCTGTAGAGAAGCACGGCAAACAAGCCGTAAAATTCGTTATGGGTCTCAATGATGCTTGTGGTCATGATACCGATGTAGTACGTCTTCGCTGCCGTGCGATCTTGACGATGCTCCCAGCTGTAATTGATGGAATTGCTTTAGTCGACTCAACTCTACAACAAAAGGTATGCGGCGACAATGATGGCGACCGTAACATGATCAGCTTCGACAAGATGCTCGTTGCAATCGCCAAGCATATCACCCGTAAGCATCCTACTACATTCCCTGCGCGCGAGCAGTCAAAGAAGTTCGTTCTCAATACCTTTGATGATGTGGTCTTGGAGAAGGGCGGCTGGCTTCGTAGCTTTAACAAGTACATGAAAACAGGTGACTCTTCGGAGTTGCTTCTCATTTCCAAGTTCCTTTCTGCCCCCGGTGGGACTCCAGGGCAAGGGAACGTGGGTGGTGTGACGCAATGTGCTGCTGCACCAATGCTTTTCTGTGACTGGCACTGGGTCAAGAAGGATGGCAAAGATGTCTACGAGCCAGTCAATCCAGCCGCTCGCAAGTTGGTCAATTATCTTTACTTGTGCCAGCAGATCGCCATTGACCGCCAAAAGTATTACTATTTGGCGCCTTCGCTGCTGCATTGGTTCTTTGCTGACCTTGAGGTTGGTGACGCAGTCATCAAAGAGTTGAAGGCAGGCGGCCATGCGGACACTAATTGGCTTCACAGTCACTACCCAATTCAGGGTGCTGCTGATATGTCGTTCGAAGAATACCAAGCCGCTTGGAAAAATGGTACATTGCCTGTGATCTCAGAGATCATCCCAGGCATGGGTAAAGGCGCTATGGGCGGTCAATCTGTCGCTCCGATGATGTACTCCAACGGCCCGCTTTACGTGTGGACCGCGTGGCAGGTTAACGGTATTAACCTCGGCTTTGATTACTTCGATAAAGACAGGATGGTTGAGCTTTCTGGGTTCTTTGACGAAGAGATTGCTCAGACTGCTGACTGGCAGGGTATCATTGACCACCTCAATCTCAGTGTCTCAGCTGAACAGCTCGAGGAAAGCTGGGTGTGGCCTGGCTACATCACGGGTTGGGTCAACACCAACTTCCGTGAGTCTCAAGATCTCTCTCCAGAGACCTTCCAGTCTGCTCGCATCCATGCCAACAATGTGTGGCTCGAGAAAATGGAGCAGGCAGGTATCGATGCTGACCCAGCCGTAACTCTCGTTGAGAGTGGGTTGGCTGACGTTCTCAAGGAAAAAGCTGGCGATTATGCAGTGGAAATGCCTGCATGGGGCACACGCCTGCTAGCAACTACAATCTACCGCAGCTATGTTGCAGGTAGCTCTGAGGCTGCTGAGGCTATGAGCCAAAGCGCTCGTCTGCAAACCGACCATCACGCGTCAGGCTCCGACAAACTTTCATTCCTCCGACAAGCTCTTACGTCACGCGACATGGACGTTTCTGTTGGGGATATGAAGATTATGGAGTCCATAAAGGATCTTCGTTTCGTTTGGGCTAAAGCGTTGCAGAATGACAAAATGTCGGACGAGCGTCGACTGCAAGTCCTCTGCGCAATGATGCACTTCGGCATTACTGTCATCGCAGACTGCATCGAGGAGCTTGAGAACGATAAGACTTCTCAGATTGCTCAGAACTTCATCTGGGCACTTGAGGACCACGCAATTGCTGATATTGCCGCTCTAACTACCGCTGATAAGTGGAAAGAGTGGCGTGACGCTAATGATGCTACCTACAGCGGGCTAGAAGCAAAAAATCGCCGTGAGATGATGGATACCTGCCGAAAGCTCATGAATCGCGATGGATTTTACCACTGGATTAGCCAACAGAACCTCAACTCCCTCAAGGCAGAGGATATCGCTACCTGGTTGGTGATGGATGGTGAGGAAGCTCACAGCAAGATCATAGACTTTATCGGTTCTGACTTCTTCGGTGCAATTGGTGAGGCTTGGTCTCGTCAAGAGCTCAAGGGCTCGCGCAACAGCGTTGAGGATGAACTGATGGATATCATCACCGATCTTATGGAACTTCCAGTTGACGACAACTTCATGGGTTGTGTAGAGGGATACTCTCGTGACTTAATCCAAGAAATCAGGGACGATGAGCTGAGGCTCCAGTCTGAAGAGGTTTCGGATGAAGCACAGATGGCATGGTACTCGCTTAATGCGAGTGAGTATGAGCGGCATGTTGCCGCGATCACTCGCCCAATCACATCGTTGATCCGCTTGGTAAAACACCAGATGCGTGTGCTTGAGCACAACGTTGACAACGGTGCAAACCAGGAAGACGAGATTGATGTTTTCTGGCCAACCATCAAAGCCGCTCTCTTTGGCTCCCACAAAGAGCTCGATGATGAAACTGGTGAGTGGACTGACGTCACCCACGTCGAAAGTCGTATTGTTTACGAGCTACCCGTTCAGCACATCGCGACCATGAACCTTGCGGCTCTCGAGCAGGGCTATGACGTCGAGATTCTCGTTGATATGATTGACAATCCAAAGTCTTTTTACGAAGACGAGGACGGTAATGTAGAGCTGCCTTCGGAGCCAGAGGGTTACTATTACACTCGCAAGGGGTACATCCACCTCAGCGCAATCATGACAAAAATGGCGCTTGAGGTCGAGTCTCGTGACGATGTATTGCAGTGGCTGATCGCTCAGTTCAAAGGCGGTGTTGGTCACGTCACAACCAGCAAGCACTTAACCATGGCGTATGGTTCAGCTGAGGGTCGTGATCACTTCTGGTTCGTTCCAGAGGAGGAAGCTTACCCTCAGTACCACAACGACCCGCAGGTGCTCCAGGTCCAAAAGACCTTCGAGTCTTGTTACGCTGAGACCGTCACAGTCAGCTACCTCCATGACGATGCTGAAGAAACCCTTGAGGCGCTAGAGTGTTTCGAGAATCCTGAAGCATTTTCGCCAGGGGATGTTCAATACTATGAGGACTATATGAAGGAGATGTTTGAGGTGCAGATGTATCTCCCACCTCTCTTCGGCGGCCGCTCTAACTGGGACGAGCTATATGATGGTAAGTATAGTAAGTTCTATGACGAGCAGCTAATTATGTCACCATACAAGTTGTTGCGCACTTACAGCTTCATGATGGAGGGCCAAGATGTTAGCCAGATGTCTCTTCCAGCTACGGTGCGTGACTTCCAGAATCTAGTCTATGGTTACACTGTTGGAGACAGCAAAGGCCAAAGCCAGGGTGTGCGCAGCAAAGAGGCCTATAAGCGCTCTGGTCGCCAGCCTAGAAACACAGCGCTTAAGGATAACATGACTAAGAAGTCATGTGAGGATTGGACTTGGGCTGGTGTGCAGAAACCAATTACCTCACAGCTCGAGGTCAAGTTCAATGGTTCTGAAGTTGTTGGTGCTGAGAACAACTTGTGCGACATCAGCATCCGTGGCTACCAAAACCACACCTTTGATGAGTGTTGGCGCGGTGCGTACTCGTTGGTTCGTTTCACACCTAGCCTTCTCTGGAGCTTTGCCAACGTGATGGAACCTGGTGAATTCCAAGAGATTAACGCTAAGAGCATCGCTAAGGTTGGCGCTTCTTCTATCCGTCGTCACTGTATTGGTTTCCGCAAAGCCAACTTTACAGAGATGGTTGAGGGAGTAAAAGTTACGTCGTTAAAGATGGACCCAGCAATGGTTCCCTACCTTTTCGGCATCCTTGCGGATCAAGAGGAGATCGAGATCGGCATGGACGCTCTCAATAGTCCTGACCGTCCTAACGACTAATTTTGATAGGGGTTGAAATCCCCCTTTAGCTGTATCAGGTCATATACCACTGATCTGTTAGTAAAATGCTTGGCACGAGTAAGGGGTTCACGTCCCGCTAAGCGTCTAATGCAGACTTACTCAAAAAACAACCCTACCCCCATTATCAATTGCAAGAAAGGAAAAATCATGCAAGAGATGCAAGACAAAACTCTCGTCGAGATCGTAAAGGCCTATAAGGGGGCCTTTATATATGCTCCAGGCGGCACAGTCAACATTGGCTGTGTTATGTTCGATGGCCCCTCAAACGCGAAGAAGGCTGTTCCTAAAAAAGCAGGGTCAGCAGAAGCCGAGAAACCCAAGGCTGTTCGTCGTCGCAAGGCTACTACCAAAGTTGATGAGAAGGCTGAGCCACCTAAGGGTGATTCAGCTTCGCCTCCACCAGTTGACACTAATGACGGTGACGATAACGAAGGTGATGGTTCAGCGCCCGACCCAGCAGCGGCCACGAGTTGGGGCTCTCGTGGTGCGGGGCCTGCTGACTCAGCGACACCCACCTCCCCATTTTCTCGCCCTCGTCGTCGGGAACCCAACAACGGGGCTTGACCCCCGTCTTGGGTTCCTGCCCTCCCCTCTAACCGTTCCACCTTCACAATTCTATAGGCTTTATAACTAGCTATTATCCTGTAGTCTTATCTTCAATAGCTCATTGCCCCGCCAGTTGACTCCTTCTACCTAGTTACTCCGCCAAGCAAGTTGACTCCGCGCGCGGAGCCAGGGGCTGCAAGCAGCCCTGCGAGCAAGCTCGCTGCCTGGTGATCAAACAAGGTGATTATTAATCTTTTTTTTAATTTGCTCATGCAATTATTAAGAAGATTCAAACTTTGTTAAAGAAGGAGCCGACATGGCTAATCAAGAACTAAAACTTCACGACGACGCTTCCGAGCTTAGTCTGCCTGAGGCACGCCTAGCGCGCCTTAAGGTTCTCCGTGATAAAGTAGACGAAAAAGCCGCTTGGAGCGGGCGAGGCGATAAAAAGCCTGCCCGTTCCCTACTTGTAGTGGACGGTGCAGATGCGAGTCAAATCGCTTCGTACCTGACCAGCAAGGGCCAATCATCTAGAGTGACCTTCGAGGTCACCGAGCATAAGTTACGCGGGATCTTTGACGATCATATCCGTGAGCTTGAGCGCGAGATCGCAGAGGCGGAGAAGGCAGCAATGCCCGATCCGATGCAGGCCGTTCGAGAGATGCAAGCAGCAATGCAAGCACAGCAAGCCCAATTCATGCAAATGATGGTGGGCATGATGAGTGGTAACACTTCTCCCGAGGCTCCTGCTCCTGCCGAGACTGCTCCTGAGGCTCCTGCTGAGTCGTGATTTTAAGTGAAAGCTGTTCTTCGGAGCAGTTAGTAGCAAACTCGTTAACCGAAAGGTGTGACGAGACGAGACGTAGTGTCTCAAGCCTAATTCCCCTTGGCGTAAAAATGGGGCGAAAAACTTTTCCTGTCGGAACGAAAGGATCTTCATCATGACCTACTGGGTTGATGAAAGAGGTGTTGTGCACTTCGAAAATCCACGAGCTCAATAAAAGCTTTATGGTCGCAGCTATGCGTAAATAGTGGGTAGCTATACCCTTGAAATAGCCGGAGCTATGATAGCTTCGTTAGTCAGAGAATGACAAACAATCTGATTTAGACTTTTATTATAAAAAAGTCGGCAGCCTTATTAACGGACGGACGTAATGTCGCCAGTTTCAATAATAAGCAGTGTCGTCGGAAGCCCTTAGGGGTGGAAGACCTGATGAGTCTAGTAGTTCATTCTGCTAGCATCGCTTTAATTAGTGATGTCCTTTAGGGGAACGAAACACTTTTCTCATCAAGACAGCTAACGCTGGGCCCAGTGATTTTCTAAACACTTAAAAAAAAGAACATTAGAATTTTCAACGGAAGCCAGATGCGCCTTCGTAAAGAAAAGCATAGTGCTCGCTTAGACCTTCGGGTCTTACCTGCGGAAATGAATGATAAGTTCATGTTCTAAAGGATACCAATGAGAAATGGTAAGCGGGTTACTGGCACAAGGTCGCAACTTGTGTCGCTGGAGATAAAACCAGTACCCTTAGACAAGGGGTGTGCGCGGTTTGTAGAAAAAACAAACCCATATGCGCCTCATGTCAGCAGGTCAAAATACAGTGGCTATTATCAGGCATGGTAAGTAAGTCAATAAAGAATTTCTCGGGGCTGTTCTCCCCACTTCAGTAATGTAGTACTTACTGTAATAATAGGGAACCAAGGGTCAGCCAAATAAGGCCCTGGCATGGAAGCTCCTTAGCGGGAGTGGGAAAATGCAAAACCAGCAAATCGATTAGCTAGCCTTAGCGGGCAAGTTACCGAAGAGCCGGGGATCTGTAATAGTGGTGTATTACAGACACAGTGCGAATTCCAAAAGGGGGAGCTGCCGTAGATATCTGCGGTAACGAACTTGATTAGGTGTTGCGTATTTGTGCCTTGTACGATTATATTGTGCAAGGGTTGTGAGGAATTGGAACGCCTCGCCTGATGAAGAGATCATTAAAAATCTGCGATCTCTCTTGGACATCCTTTGTACTTCGGTACATAAAGTCGAAACCAGCAGTCGTCTATCCAGCTATGTCAAATCCACTGCGACATATTAGAGGGATATAAAATATTAAGTGGTACCTTCAGCCTACAATGCGTTTCAGGCCGGTGTAAAAATAAGAAACGAAATACGGTTAGCGTTAGAAAGTGCGTCCGTTCTTCAGTAATTTACTGGAGTGACTTTCATTTATGGCTTGCTTTGGTAGAGCCGTGGGATTCTAGGAGATGTGTGAACCTGCTTGCATGGCAGGTGGTCATTGATCCATCGGGAAGCTGCAACTTCCTGCCACGGTTTATGGTTCGATTCCGTAACAAGCTTTAGTCTCTCAGCACAGAGACAATCACAAGCCCTGTAGAAAGGAATATACAGGCCAGGGTAGACTCCCAATAATGGTAGAGTCCCCTGAATTAAAAGCGCGATTAAAGCGCTCAAGACTACTTTTCCTAAGGGTACAACACTTATTATTTTGACAAAAGACGAGACGAGACGAGACAGAAACGTCTGCTGGCCACAATAGTCAAATAAATATGCGTAATAAAACTAATAAATACTTAATATATATAGTGTTTTTAGAAAAAGACATAAATAGTGAGAGTGGACCTAGTATAATAATGTTAATCGGGAAGAAAAACATTAACTAGGTAAACAATAAGCCACCCTAAAACAATCTTGCTGTGAAGCAGATCACGCTGCCAGGGCTCGAAAGGTCATTGTAGGTTCAAGTCCTACCCGCTGGTAAGCAATCGCGTATAGTGTAAAGGTACACGCCATAGTGATATGGAAATGTAGGTTCAAGTCCTTCTACGTGGGTTAGATTCGTTCCAGTAAAAAATAGATTCAAAGCATATAGGAATAAATATATGCGCCGCGAAAACAGAAAGAGAATACTAATGATAACCAATAGGACTAAAGACGTGCAGAGAGCAGAGCGCCGCCAATGCTGGCAGGTATTCGGTTTGTTACAACCCCTACTGATGGTGTTGTGCATCCTCCTGGGAAACAATGATCCCAACTCACTGTGGTCATGTGCTGGCTTATTGCTGGCCGTGACCTTCGGGATTAGTTTCCCTTTTCTACTCTACCAAGAATATTTTTATCAGTTAGGGTATGGGTGGGAATGATGGAGCTCAAACAAATCGCAGAAAGCCTAGCCAGAGAGCTAGGGACGTCGCATCAGGTACTCTCGTCCTACGTGGTAAAGCAAACACCACAGAGAACGATGCCACTACTGCAACTCATTGAGTTGTACATAAAGGTGAAAGGTGAGCAGGCCTTCATTAAGAATTATCTTGACCAAGACTCTCTTTATAAGGAGCATGGTGGTTTTTTACAGAGATCAGCTGATTCAGCTGGCAACACTTGGATTTCATTTGTCCAAAGCGTAATAGCTTTCGGTCAAATCTAAAACAGTCAATTCTTCGGTAGACTATAAAAGCCGACTTAAGCCACAACATGGTGTTGCTTACCCACTGTCTAATATTGGTATACTTACGGAGATATCAGTAGAAGACGAGTCAAAGCTAGATACGACCGTAATCGTTATCTGGTGGAGATAGGTAAGTAAGAGGTTCTATTCCTCTATGTGGTAGCCCCTCATGAGAACTACTTCTTCGTAGTTGGGGTTCAGGCAATTTCAGTAGCCTATATGGTTGTGCGTAAAGCACCTATACTGATAGCAGAGGTTCTCAAAAAAAAGAATAATGCGCGCGATATTAAGCAACTGATTTGCTATTGCGTTCAGAAACTCTTTTTTCTCCTTTAGTAACAATAACTTAAAAGTTTGACAAGGCGAAACTTTTAAAGTTGTTATATAAAAGATTGACTTAATACACACATTCTCTAGAAAGAGCAAAAAATGATGAAATTAATATCATCGATAATTCTCACCCTTCAATCTTCCTTATCCTTCTTATTCAGTGGTGGTGAAGTAGCGATGAACTTAGCAGACAGCAATAAGCTATCAGTTGAGGCTAAAAAGTTCGTCGACGGCGGAACTCGCAGTTTAGGAACTTGTGCATTAGCTAACCACTTAGCCAATGCTGGGTTCAGCATGTTAAACGGCTTCCTCGTAGGTTCTTACTGCGGATGGCAATGGGGACTGTTTACGACAGTCTTCTCTCTGCTTGGATTATGGTATCTTGGTGAGCTGTTACCAAAGATGACTGCAGCCAAAGCGCCAGAAAAGTTCTTAAACACTCATGCAAAAAAACTCCTCGCTGCAAAATCTCTACTATCTCCCATAGTGGACAGGATTGTGAAAGAAGAGCCAAGATGCGAAGTAAAAGAGAATGAGAAGGAATTAGTATCTGCCGCCCGTATGGCAGATGAAAAATGGAGCATCCTCTTACTACCTTTGTACGATGAACCAAAAGGAGGTAAAGCCCCATCTCTGATTCATAAAATTTCTTCATTGAGCTCCATAGAGGAGGTCATGTTGGCGGTGTGCTTGAAGAAAGAAGACAAAATAGTAGAATACCAAGTGATCGATGCCTACCACTTAAATGTAGTAGGATATTTCAACCCAATCACCATCATTCGTTGGATGATGGATCATAAAGAATTGAAAAAATGATAATTATAATTCTATTAAGCATTACTCTAGTTCTAGGTTGGGCAGCCATAGAACTAGGAAAACTACAATGATCTTTCTAATTATTGTTGCAACTACAGTAGCAACGTTAATGTTTACATCGCTTTTTTTATAATGAGGTCGGGGGAGAACGCAATTATCGAATCATATGGGGCATACGTAAAAGGTATTAAATTATTCCCGCCAGCAAATATAAAAGTGATGCGAGAAGAACTAAAAGAACTCGTCGAAGACAAAACGTTAGAAGAATTCTTCGATGTTCTGCACACTGCGTGCAGGATATTTAAAATACCAAATTTCATAACATATTTTGTAGCCTATCCAACTGCAAGAAAGCACGCAAAACGTGTGATGCAGTACGGTTGCCCACGTTCACGCCGGGCTCACAGTGAGGCAGGGAAAAGATGCGTATGCAATATGTCATAATAAATGAAGAATACGGTTACCGGATCTGGATGTCAAAAGTCACACCAGAAAAAACCAAAGAACTATTAGCATGGTGGAAGTCATTAGAGACTGTGACGGGTATGTTTTACGACCCAAGCAGCAAGTTTCCAGTACCACTTACAGAACTGACAGAAAACAACAGAGACGACTACCCTGACCTAATCAAGGAAAATGTCGCTATCTACGTTGAACTTCATGAAGACCATGACTCAAGATTCAAAGTCATGGGAGACCAGGTGTATTACCACCGTGGTTATTTTAACATTAATTCACTACAAAAGTAAAAAAACATGTCAAATGTAGAATTTTTTACCAATTCACCTTTCTCAGACCGCAATGATGACAGCAAAAAAGTCACAGAAACTTTATGTCGTCACTACAACGTCGAATTACCACCAGTTGGTGCTCGACACTTTCTGTCACACCTAGATGAATTGACACCCCTTGCGATTGAGAAAGCCTTCTCCCTATTCGACCAAGCTGGTATCAGTGCAGGAGCCCACACGTTTCAAATCGACAATCCGTTTTTAGCGGTAACTCGATTGTGCGGAGTGAAGGTTGGTGACGAGTCTCTAGAGAATGAAGTCAGAACGCAACACTACAGAGGAGAAGATCGCCCTCTTCAACCAGTAGTAATCCGTGAGAAACCCTTTAGAGAAACAAATAAAGTAACACTTATCGTCTTTCCTAACAAGGAAGGTAATTTAACCCTTTACACAATGCACTCAGGACCTGCAATGAATCCAGATTTTTCTCATGAAGACTGGAAGACCAACGCTTTAGCGTTTAAGTCTGAGGAGGTGAACCATGTCGTGTAATAACTGCGTAGACCAGAATAGAGAAATCTCCGAGGACATCTATATGTTTTCAAGAGACACATCAGGAATTCATGAGATCGACGATGAGATCTTCTGCCCTGACTGCTCACCCTGGAGTCGTCAGGAAAGAAAGTCTCGATGGGACGACAATGATGACTGGGGTGGAGACCCCAACGATGTAGCAGGCAAAGCATTCGCAGGCTACTAACTTTACAATCAGACCATTACTTCATTGTAATGCAAACCCTCTAGTAGGGGATTCTTTCAAAAGAAGAATCTTAAAAGTGTCGAAATCAAATAACAGAACTTGTGTTATTCCTTTCTGGAGTTTTGTTATAGAGCTAATGATATGCTCTCGCCTCTGTTGTGTGCGGCGTGATAGGGTGTGTACCCCTGATGACTCCATGATGGAGTGATTGTATTTTTCTAATGACGTAACGTCAGGAGACAACATGAATAGTAAAACTATGCACTGGATCATTTACGACCTGTTGGTTCAAACAGGCCATATAAAATCAATAGGATATGGTCTTGGAGACCAGGACGGATGTTTAGTAGAGAGGAATCTAAATGTTTACAACTCTCACACTAACAAAACCCCAGCGAAAACCCCTAAAAGGAGCCGAAATGTCTAACATCCCACAAGTACATCAACAAGTCTATGAACTGTTAACAGTTCAACAAAAAAACTTCTTCTACATCCACTCCCTGTGGCAGGGTGTTTCATGCATCCGCTTGAAAAGTGGAGTAATGAAAGAATTCGCAGCCAGCGGAAACGAATGTCAAATGCAAACGTTTCTAACTTATGCACAACACATCGTCGCGCTAGCACATGCTAAAAATATCTGGACCTGTGTAAGGTTCAGTAACAATGGGTACCAATCAGTACTCGTTTACCTTGGGACAAGAAATATAGACGAATTCATGCGGTTGTCAAAGATTCGTCAAGCAGCTGCAGCTGAAAATGCTGAGGCAAAAGCAAACTGGCCGGATGGAATTCTGGATAAACACGGAGAACCGTACGGGAGTCGAACATGATCAATCAAATTAAAGATGACTACAATAATTTACCATCGTGGGCTAGGATGCTCATTGGGATAGGAGTCTTATTCAGCATCATTAAGTGGTTTCCAATAGTTGAGCTGCTTGAGTTATTTTCTTATGTTGTCATCATACCCCTAGGGTTCCTAACGTTCCTAGGGCTAGTTTCAAAAGAAACTACCAATGGGGTAGTAGAAGCCTGGAATACCGTATGTAACACAATAAGAGAAAGAGCAGCAGAAGTAGCTACTGCAGAAACACCTAATGTAGAAACAGAAACCACAAACGAAGCAACGGGATCATAATATGGAAGAAGCACTCTTCTGTCGTCTCTGCATCGTGATCATATCAATGGCTGCATTCCTTTAAAAGGAGACTAAAAATGAAATCATTGTCACTTATATTTGTGTTTATTTTAACACTACCAACATTAGCTCAAGCCAAGCCAACATGCAAAGAACAGATTGCTTTTGTTAGAGCCACTATCAAAGTTCTAGAAAAAACAATTCAAGAATGTAAAGAGCAATGGGATGGAACATGTAACATGGCCATTTCAAGTAACCATGAAGCCGTACTAGACGGTCTTGATTATGCATACCAAATCTGCCCAAAAGAATGGGTAGAAAAACTAAAAAAAGTAGAAAAGGCTTTTGACAATGGTAAGTAATGTACTAGAAGCACTTCAAGAAATATCAGCTCGAGAAGAACAATTGCCAAAAGCAGTAGATGCTGTAAGCGAAATAATAAAAGACTGCGTAATACCCGACCTGGTAGCACTAGCTTCTAGAGTCGACACAGCAAAGTCCACCCACTCACGAGCACTAACAGCAATAAGTATATTACTGCCAAGAACAGCAGCCAACTTAAAATCGCTTGACAAAAAAATGACAAAACTACTAGATCCAGAAAAAACCCAAAAAAAATACAGAATGAAAAAAATCAAGTAACGTAAACGTTTAAAAAGTTAATTCTTCTCTATTAAACCAATGCAGAAACAATCAATGTAAAACGCTTTGGGCCTATAGCTCAGTTGGTTAGAGCACCCGACTCATAATCGGTAGGTCCCAGGTTCAAGTCCTGGTGGGCCCATAAAAATTTTGGACTTTTAGCTCAGTTGGTAGAGCATCGGACTTTTAATCCGCAGGTCCTGGGTTCGAACCCCAGAAGGTCCATTTAAAAAAGGAGAAAATAAAGAAATGAAGATATCAGCAATATTATTAACCTTAACCAGCTTGGCATTGCTGACAAGTATTGCCAATAATCCCAATAGCAGCATCCATATTATATCTCCCTCAGCAGTATACATTGAAGGAGAAGCCTGCGTAATAAATGCAGGTAAAGAGAGAGAACCAGAGGAGCTTGAAAACGATTGGCAAGGTTGTCTTGCAATTCACGAGCTTGTCCGGTGAGCTACGCAATAGAGTTCATTATCTATTTCGTATGGACGTTTTATGCTCTCACGTTCTGGATGAACCTGAATTTTAAAAATTTTTAACGATTATGCACTGCTAAAGGCTAAAAAATGACAAAAAAAATTTCAGAAGCAGAAGCAAAAAAAATAGCAAAAGTTGCAAAAAAACGCAACTATAAAGGCAACCTAGAAGCAATGGCATTGTATCAAATTCTTACCAACATTGGTGGAGAATTCGGCATGATCATGAGGCACGTCGTAGAAGAATACAATGACATAGAACACGGAAGTGAAGAAGAATCATTCGCGTTCCTCAACTGGTTGCCAAATCACATGGTTGAATGGCTAGTAAATTCAGCTAAAAACGATTTAGTGAAAGCCTCATTTGTAACAAATATCAACTGTCAATGGCATAACCACTGGCATATAGTAGCAGACTCAGCAAAAAAAGTTGTGATCGAAACAAAGATTCGCAGATGGTGCAAAACGCCTGAAGCTAAAAAATTCATAAAGCGCAACGAACATCGTAATGACTGCATAACAACATACCACTGGCTTTGAACACAAGGACAAAAAAGTAATATGCAAGAACTATCGGGCGAACAAAGAATCAAACACATAGCTATAAACCACGTCATGAGAAACATAGACATGGAAATCATTACTTCCGAAAAAAAAACAAACTTAGCATTCCTGCTAATTGCAACAGTGATAAGAGCAGTAGGTGATACATGTCACGCGTACTTCTCTACAGAAGAAAATGTTCTAGCCCCACTACCACTATCTTTGAATTCATACACCATGGCAAAAGCAAAAGGATATAAACTTATACAAAGCTATGAAGTAGATGAAGAAGAAGTAGTACATCTAGCCCTTAACATCAACGAATGCAAAGCATTCATAAAAGAGATAGACCTCTTCATTGATCAAAATAAAGACTCACTCATAAAACAGCTGATACATAACAATAGAAACTGTGAATTCACAACCGTAACATATTTTTAAAAAAAGGGTGGCGCAATGACACACAACACAGCAGTACACAACAGCACACAAGAATTAATACTCAACAACATGTTTGACTCAAGCATGTTGGTCATGAAACCTTCTTTTGACATGATAAAAAAAGGCAATAACGAAGAATACCAAAAGATGTTCGACGATTTTTTAGAAGTAGCAAAACAAGAGTGGCTTTTAATGATGCGAGAGTACCTCTCAACAGAAGAGATCGACTACCTGGTGCAATCATTCTTCTATAGTAGTAAGATTGACGTGCAGAAGTTACTGCTCTTCAATACTGTCTTCACACAAAAAGTATCAGAACTAGCAGAGACCCACTTGAAGTAATGATAAAACTGATCTTCCTGTTGTTGTTATTCGTGATAGTGATGAGATTATACGGAGACATAATACTAAGATCATCACTAGACTTACTATCTCTAATTACAATCCTGACGTTAATTAAAATAATTGGAGGCTAATATGCCAGCTACAGTTACCGCAGACAACAATGTTATCACCTACTTCTTCAGTAACTACGACGAGTTCGCAAAGCAAGCAGCAGAATTCGAACAGCGACACAAGTTATACAAATACGAATATCGCTATAGCCTATTTAATGACCCGCAAGATTTCAATGAGCTCATTCTTGTCGGCTATGATAAGAACACAGAACAAGAAATCGAACGAATCTCAATCTACGAAAAAGGATACTAAAATGCAAATCATCAACCTAACCCCGCACACTATCAACATACACAGTAACGGCAGCGTCACAAACGTAACCCCTTCAGGCAACATTGCACGTGTAAGCACAAACTATCAACATTTTAACACAGTATCAGGTATTAATATCTACAATTGTGTCTATGGAGATGTTGATGGTCTTCCTGACTCACAAGACAACGCCATTTACGATGTAAATGGCGTTGTTAAATCAGCAGTGCCAACGCGAAAAGACGTAATGTCTCCAGGAGAGCTTATCCGTGATGATAGCGGCAAGCCAATTGGATGTAATGGACTTCGCCAGTAATAATTAGCAATC